TCTGGAATAAGCATCCCGCCGCCGCGATGGAGAACCCCGTGGTAAAAGCTCGGCGCACCCTGCGAATCCCTGCGAGCTGGCGGTACGTTTGGCAGGTAGATCGGTTGACCAGTGCGGGAGAGCGCAGCATCGCAGGTGATGCCCTCCTGCTGCATTAGGTCAAGCAAAGCGAGCTGCGCGTCGGCGTAATCTTCACCATGTATTGGCAGGGCCAGCGGAATTAGCACGCGCCACTTGCGATTGTCTTCGCTGGCCCCAGACGAGGAATAGAACAGTGCGGACGCATCACCTGTAACTGTGGCAACAGCTGTGCGCAGCTCTGTCAGCGATGGATCACCTTCGTCAACATCTAGGGACAGCAGCCAGTATTCTCCATGCTCGCGCTGCGTAGCGTGGTTCCGACCATCGTAGTCACGATAGGTTGATGCAATGATAAATGAGGCGTCGGCTTTTTCTTTCGCCTGCGGCTTGTTCACCATCTTGGCTATTTCATTCAGGGTGATGCCGTCATATTCTAAGTATTTGTCGCCAATTTTTGTATCGAGCGCACCATGTGCTAACAGGAGCTGCTTCTTGCCAACTTCGCTCGTTTTTGTTAGTCTGTTCATGTTCGGACCCTTTCACCAATCACGGTCTGTTTTCTCCCAATGAACCCCGGCAGCGTCCCAACTGCCGGGGCTTTCTTTAATCAGAACGGGATTTCATCGTCCAGCTCTTGTGCTACTGGCGCTGGCTGAGGTGCTGGCGCAGTAGCAGGTCCAAAGTCATCGAGCGATGCGTCCACGCCACCTGACATTGTTGTTGTAACCTCGAGGAAATCATCTAGGCCACCGCCACCGTACACTGCATGTGAGACCTGCACAGTGTCAATGAGCAAGCTGATGCCACCGTTGCCGTCTGGATCTGTCACGGGATACGCGGTGACTTTAATGCTGCCTTTTGAGCCGCTCCAGATTGCGGTGTCGGCCAGCGGGTTTTTTGCGCCATCAATCACGCGAGGCTTTTCGTTGAGTGTGCCTTGGCTATTGGTGCCATTGCGCTTGGCACGAAACTCATAGTTTCCGCTGTCAAGTTTCTTCATGCCGAAGACTTTGGTGAAGGCTTCCTTGCGACCGCAGCTTTCATAGTGCGCCTTCAGCTCTGTGTGCAGCGCCTTTGCTGCGTCCGCACTCATTTCCCAGGCGATTGAGTAAGCCGCGCCGGAAGCACTTGGTGCGCATTCCTCTGACTTCTTTTGAGAGGTGTTGAAGCGATAGGTTGTGTTTAAGCGAGGGTATTTATATTCAATGTCTCGAATCATCACTGGTTTGAAGTCTGTGTTAGCCATGTGTTTTCTCCTTAGCTATTAAAAGTCGGCTGCGTCGTTTTGCAACCATCGGGGTAGTACAACCACATTGGTTGTTGCGGACCAACCAGTATCCCACTTCTGGGCCTGGTTGGCTTCTGCGATCTGGCGCAGGGTTTCGTACATCTTTTGCTTACCCCAGGCCAGATATTCTGGTGACAATATGTTTGTTGATACGGCATATGGAGCCGCTTTTTCCACATTTACGAAGACGAATTGGTCAGCCTTATGACCAGCGCAATCCATAACGTGCAGGTAAAAGGCGGCTTGAATGGCGTAATTGTAAGTCACCATATCCTTTGCCACGCCACGAGGGCTGGCGTCCTGGCATGTCTTGATGTCATACAGCACGCCCTTTGCATCCCATAGGCTATCTGGGCGGCACTTGATCTTCAGCCCAGTGTCAGGGTCTGTGGCAAAAAAGCTGGCTTCATTGACCGTTGTTGGTCCAGCCATCCGCTGCCCTGCTGGGTGAAACAGCACGCTATCGGCAATATTCCGCGCAAGATCATAGTCGGCGGTAGTCAACAGCGTTTGATCGTTTGCCTGGGCTTCGTCATATGCCTCCGTCCAAGCCTTACCTCTGCGCGTCTCTGGGCCACGAATGACAAGGTTCTTTTCGCCTTCAAGACACATTGCGTGGACAGCGGTTCCAACATCAAACACGGTGCTGGATTTGTAGACCTTGGCCTTCCAGTGTGCCAGCGACTTGCCGTAAACCATTTTCACGTCAGATGAGCTAATCGCGTCAGTGGCGTGATATTGGTAGTTGGATAATCTGTCAGAGGGTATCATTTTGTATAATCTCCGACTTACCGTCTCTTTCTGAGATGAATGTTACAACCGTATCTTTTAAATTAAGCGTCAAATTGCATGATAATTCGTTATCAGTCCACACAGATCCATTGTTCAAAGTCTTACAAACTGAGCCACTTGCATCTCCAGAAAAATAAAGAATTTGAAACTGTGGCTTTCCGTCCACCATATTAATTTTTAATACAGCGTCATCTAAAGCATTCAATATTCCAAGTTTATAGTAATAATCATTATTTTTCTGCATAACTTTCTGCACCTCATAGAAAACGGGCTCATCAGATACTTGTTCAGTTTCAAACTCATCGTTTATAGCGCACTCTATAATTCTATCGTAATTATCATTTGATTTATTTAGTTCTACTCTCATTGCATTTTCTCCCTAGCAATATAGCAGAAGGTCTCGAAATCGACCTCTACTGTGTAATCGTGATCGCAATCAGTCAACGCAGCCAGCGGGATCACACATCGCATTGGCTTGCGGTCGTATTTGTAAATTAGGCACGGCATCTTTTGCTCACGCTCGGCTGCGACTTTGACTTGCTCCCACCAGCCTATAGAGCCGCCGATAGGGCCGTCTTTGTAGCGTTTAAGCTCCAGAGTAAACGGGAATGCCAAATCGTCTGGTATCAGGTCTGCGTGAGCGCCAGCGCGGTATTGTTCTAGGTCGCGCTTAAAGCCTATGCCCAGCTCATCGCGTAGCATTATGGCAACTTCACGCTCAAACGATGCGCCCTTATTGCGCCCGTTAACCATTAATCAACTCGCGGCTGAGTAACTTCAACGCCAGCATCAGCGGCCTTTGATACGGCGGAACTCCGCACAAATGCTGTAAATGACAACCCAGCTCGGCGCGCCGCCTCTGCGATGGCTTCCTTCTGGGCCTGGGTAAAACCTATCAGTTGCTTGTGATCCATTGGACCCTCCTATGCTTACTCCCTACCCTTAATATTAAATAAATATCATTGCAAGCGCAAAATATGTGTTGCCAATATTGTTTTGATATGTGATGAAGAGTTACAGAAGTTAAAACAAAGGAAGATACAATGCACACTAAATCAATCATCATAACCAATGTCCACTTCAACGGCTTTTGCTTTGCCTATGACATAGAAAGCGCAGAGGGCGTCTTTATCCCCGCTGGCGTTGTTGACGATCATGATGTGAAGGCTGGCGACAGCATCAATGCTGTCCTGATTCCAAACTATTCCGACAAGGCAAGCTCTACACCTTGGATGGCAATCAAGATTGAAAACGGCGTTAAGTTCCCGCAGCCGGAGACCAATGGAGAGGTCATCAAGCTGCCAGAGCCAGAGCCAGAGCCAATATCACCGCAAAAGCTAGATAAGGCTGTCTTTGCTTACATAAGTGAGACAAAATACTGCACGACCGCTGAAATTGCCGACTATCTCAGCATCGACAGCAAAACAGCAGGCAACTCAGCCCAGCGCAATTTCAGTGCTGGCCGCATTGCCAAGGCCGCTGTCTATAACCGCGTCGGCCTGACCAAGCCTAATTTCATATTGTGGGCCATGAACGCCTCTGATTTCGTGGAGACTTGATATGAGCAAGCTAATTGATTGCCCCGAGTGCGATGGCGATGGCCAAGTCGAGCGCGAGGTCTGGGTGCGCCAGAGTGCGACCTGGCATGGCGACTTTGAGTCGGAAGTGCAGGATTGCGACAACTGCAATGGAAAAGGTCAGATTGAGCCGCTGGAGGAAGACGAATGAAAATAGCAGTCTGGTTCTCTTGCGGTGCGGCCAGTGCGGCGGCGCTCAAGCTCACTGTTGATAAATACGGCGCTGACAGCGTGTACGCCGTCAACAATCCTGTCATTGAGGAGCATCATGACAATATGCGTTTTGCTAAAGACGTTGCAAATTGGGTTGGCATTGACATCCAATACGCAGTCAACTCCAAATATCCCTTGGCGTCCGTGGTTGACGTATTTGACCGCCGCAAGGGTATGGCGTTCCCCCACGGTGCGCCGTGTACAGTTGAGCTAAAGAAACGCGCTCGCCAAGAATGGGAAGAAAGCAACCCCGTTGATTGGCATGTGCTTGGTTTTACCGTTGATGAGCGCAACAGGCATGATCGTTTCGTTATGACTGAGCGTGACAATGTATTGCCGATCCTGATTGACGCCAACATGACCAAGAACGACTGTGCGGATATGATCCGCTCTGCTGGCATAAAGTTGCCTGAGATTTATGGCCGAGGCTTTCCAAACGCCAACTGCATTGGATGCGTGAAGGCAACCAGCCCAACGTATTGGAATTTGGTGCGCCGTGAATTTCCAGATGTATTTGACCAGCGGGCGGAGCAATCGCGAAGGCTTGGCTCAAGGCTAGTGCGCGTTAAGAATGAGCGCATATTTCTTGACGAGCTTGATCCCAAAGCGAAGGGCCGACCACTTAAAACCATGCCCGACTGTGGCTTATTTTGCGAGGAAGACGAATGAAACAGGACGCTGAAACCTTGGCCGATCAGGTCATCAGGTGCGCAGAGATGGATATGTCACAGAGCGAAATTGCCGAATTGCTGCGCGTAACTCCGACCACGGTTGGCCGGATCACAAGTAAACTTAATATAACCCTGAAGCGAAAGAGGCGCCAATATGGACCTAATAATGCAATATATAAAACGGCTCGAAAGAGTGAACTCAATTCTGCTGTCGGAACCGAAGACAGCGATGAGGCCAGCGTTGCAGCAGAGGCTGCAAGAGCAAGGCGCTCTGCTCG